CAGAAAGTAAACCCCAAGAAGATATGATGGATCCAGAAGCAGGTTTTGCACAATCTACTTATTTAGATAATACAAGAAAAGAATTACAAAATACCATTGGATTATTAATACCTTATCTAAATCAACGGGGAGAATTGGTTGCTCCTGAATACAACGCTTATTTAAGAGCTAGTAATAAATCAGAACAAGAAAGAGCTTATCGAAAAGGGATAGGTGATTTACAAACATTTAATGGTGGATTTGATGAAATGTCTATTCCTGAAGAAGGACCTTTTCAACAAGACATTAACAAGTTGTTAAAAAAACAAGAACAATTAGAAAAAAGTTATTATAAAAAATCTTATCCAAGCGTTATGCAAGGAACGGTTGGAGAACCCGTTGATGATATAATTAATAGAAATTACGTTTACGCAATAGGTGGAAGAGTGGGATTAGAAAAAGGTTCCGATCCTCTTAAACTTAATACTACCATACCTATAGATCCCATGACGGATTCAAGACCACAAGATCCAGGCAAAAGAGATTTTTTAAAAGGAGTAGCTGGAGTGGGATTAGGAGTAGCCGCGCTAGGAACGGGAATATTTAAAATTGCGAAAGCAGTTAAACCTGTTGTAGGTATTGCAGAAATAGTAAAAGGTACAACCGCTCCCTCTTGGTTGGAGGGATTAATTACCAAAATATTAAAAGAAGGGACAGAAGTAAAAATGTCACCTACCTCCACGCATACCAGTGTTAAATTTAAAAATCCTGAAACAGGACAAATGGAACAGGCTACTTTAATTACGGATACAAAAACCAAAGGTGTAACTATTGAATATTCCAGTGATAATATACTAGGGGAAACCATCCAATTAGAAGTAAACCCACAAACTAAAATAATATATGATTCTACCGGCAACGTAAAAAAAATAGAACCTACAGGGAAATATAAATTTCAAGCCGTAGAGTCCGAACCAAGAGTAGTAAGCTGGGATAATGATGTTGAGATGGATGGAGAAAATGTGGTCTCTAAAATTAAAAACCTTAATTCTAATATAAGTGGATTAAAATCATATGCAACAGGTGGCAAAGGAATAAATAAAAAAATAGCTAGAGAAAAAGATATAGCAACTAGAAACATAGAAGAGAACCCTCATGAATTTATTGAGAACAAGTATGGACCTGGCCCAGATTACAAGGACCTTAAGGAATATTACAATGATTAAACCAAAAAGACTTACCTTAACGATACCCCCTAAATCAGGGCCTAACCCACAGGGCTTGAATATTAACTATAATACTGTTAAGACAGTAAAATCGGAGAAAATAAATGGCAGAAATAGACAAGTCGTTACCAAACGAAGTTAGACCACGAACACCTGAAGAAGAACTACAAGGAGAAGAATCACTAGAAGTGATGACTCCCGGTGGAGTAGAAGTTTCAGAAACAGGAGTAGTTGAAAACGAAGATGGTAGTGTAGATATTAATTTTGATCCTTCTGCTATGGGAGAAGAAGCACCTGAACATGGTTCAAATTTAGCTGATTACATGGAAGACCAATCTCTAGGACAATTGGGATCCGAACTATATTCTAATTACGAAGACTATAATAATTCTAGAAAAGATTGGGCGCAAGCTTATCGAGAAGGATTAGATTTATTAGGATTCAAATACGAAATGAGAAGTGAACCTTTTCAAGGTTCTAGTGGAGCAACTCATCCTGTACTAGCAGAAGCAGTTACACAATTTCAAGCATTAGCTTATAAAGAATTATTACCCGCAGATGGACCGGTACGAACACAAACGTTAGGACTTCCTTCGGAAGAAAAAACAAATCAAGCAACTCGTGTCAAAGATTTTATGAACTATCAATTGATGGATCAGATGCAAGAATACGAACCAGAATTTGATACCATGTTATTTCATTTACCTCTGGCCGGATCTGCTTTTAAAAAAGTATATTACGATGAGATTCAAGGAAGAGCTGTTTCTAAATTTGTACCCGCAGAAGATTTGGTAGTACCTTATTCTGCAAACTCTTTAGATGAAGCAGAAGCAATTATACATGTTATTAAAATTTCTGCTAATGAATTAAGAAAACAACAGGTGGGTGGTTTCTATAGAGATGTAGAATTAGAAGCAGGTAGCAGCAATGAATCCGATCTAAAGAAAAAAGAACGTGAATTAGAAGGAGTAACTAAGTCAGGATATAACGATGATGTTTTTACTTTATTAGAATGTCATGTTAATTTAGATTTAGAAGGTTTTGAAGATGTGGGACCAGACGGAGAACCTACCGGTATTAAACTTCCCTACATTGTAACTGTAGAAGAAAACTCTAGAGAAATTCTATCGGTTAAAAGAAATTATGAAGAAAACAATCCAAAGAAAAACAAGATACAATATTTTGTCCACTTTAAATTTTTACCAGGTTTAGGTTTCTATGGGTTTGGTTTAATTCACATGATTGGTGGATTATCTCGAACTGCTACTTCTGCTTTAAGGCAGTTACTAGATGCCGGTACCTTGTCTAATTTACCAGCTGGATTTAAACAACGAGGAATAAGAATTAGAGACGATGCACAAGCTATTCAACCAGGAGAATTTAGAGATGTAGATGCGCCAGGTGGAAACATAAAAGATGCTTTTATGATGCTTCCATTTAAAGAGCCTTCGCAAACTTTATTGCAGTTAATGGGGGTCGTTGTAACAGCAGGTCAACGCTTTGCTTCAATAGCGGACATGCAAGTAGGTGATGGGAATCAACAAGCGGCAGTGGGAACGACCGTAGCGCTGTTGGAAAGAGGAAGTAGAACTATGTCTGCAATCCATAAAAGATTGTATGCAGCTCTAAAACAAGAATTTAAATTGTTGGCTAGAGTGTTCAAATTGTATCTACCTCCTGAATATCCTTATGACGTAGCCGGTGGAGAACGAGTTATCAAACAAACAGACTTTGATGACAGAATAGATATTCTTCCAGTTGCTGATCCAAACATATTTTCACAGACACAAAGAATTTCTATTGCACAAACAGAATTGCAATTAGCTATGTCCAATCCACAAATTCATAATCAATATGCAGTATATAGAAATATGTACGAAGCTCTTGGAGTTAAAGATATTGATCAGATACTAGTTCGACCCCAGCCCCCACAACCAAAGGACCCAGCATTAGAGCAGATTGATGCTCTTGCTGGGAAACCATTCCAGGCATTTCCAGGACAAGACCATCGCGCGCACATGACTGCGCACATGAACTTTATGGCAACTAATTTAGCTAGGAATGCACCGCCGGTTATGGCAGCTTTAGAGAAAAATATATTTGAACACATTTCTTTGATGTCTCAGGAACAAGTAGAAATAGAATTTAAAGATGAGATGCAACAATTACAGCAAATGCAACAGCAGATGAAACAAATGGCACAACAAAATCCACAAATTCAACAACAGATGCAGATTCAAACAAGAATGATGTCCGAAAAGATTGAATCTAGAAAAGCAGTGCTTATTGCAGAGATGATGGAAGAATTTATGAACGAAGAGAAGAAAATTACCTCTCAATTTGACAACGATCCTCTTACAGCTTTGAAATCAAGAGAGTTAGACCTTCAAGCTCAAGACAATGAGCGTAAAAAACGTCAGGATGAGCAAAGAAACGACTTGGATCGTATGAAAACTATGATGAATCAAAGTACGGACCAACAAAAACTGAATCAGAATGAAAAACTATCTAGATTAAGGGCGGATACTTCTATAGAAAAAACAATTCTGTCTGCAGAACTAAAAAACAAGTACCAAAACTAACAAAAAAGAGGTATAACCATGACTATGACAACTAAAAAAACTAAAAAAACATCTGTAGTTTCTAATAAAGGTGGAAAAACAATTGAGATGACAAAACCAAATGAATCTCAAAAAGTTACCGTTAAAGGAACAGGAAAAGCTAGAAAACAGACTGCTACTTGGTATTAGTACATGCTTCCCGCATTAAGTATTATAGCTCCTTTAGCAAAAATGCTGTTTTCTACAGTAGATAAAGCTATACCTGATAAAGACCTAGCAGAAAAATTAAAAGCTCAGCTTAATACTCAACTATTATTATCATCCACAGAAGAGTTAAAAGCAGCAGCTTCAATCGTAGAAGCAGAGGCAAAATCTAACTGGTTTGTAGCTAGTTGGAGACCTTTGCTTATGTACGTATTAATATTTATATTGGTCTGGAATTATGTTCTAGGACCTGTTATAGTATTATTTACAGGAACTATAATAACGTTCGAATTACCAGGAGATGTGTGGACACTTCTCAATGTTGGCCTCGGTGGTTATGTAGTAGGGCGTAGTGGAGAATCCATTGCGAGAACTTTAGCAAATAAGGATAAATAATTATGACTAAATATGGAATTGCAAAAAAAGGTTTTGGAAAAGCACTACGAAAAAATTATGTCGTAGGCGGATCCGTAGTTAAAGCGGTTAAAGGATTAGTTAAAAAATCAGGCTCTAATGTAAAGTTAGAAAAAGAATTTTATGCCAACAAAAAAATAGTAGATGAAGGTAAACTTTCTGCATTAGGTAAAAAGGGAGATAAACTAAGAGCAGAGACAGATGCAGTCCTTAAAAAAAATAAAGGTACAAAATTTTCTGATTTAAAGAAATCAGAAAGAGCAGAAGAAATAGAAGCTATTAATAAATTAAATAAAGCTATAGGACCAACTACTAAAGACGAAATTAAAGGAGATATTTCTACTAGATTTGCTACCTTTAGAGGAAAAAAAGTACCCGGTAAAAATTTTATGGAACGAGCTGAAAACGTCAACAAAATGTTAACAAAGGATAAATAATGACTAAAATAAAAAGAAAACATCTAGTAGAAGGAAGTAAACCCGATGTAAGCAAAGAAGTTAAAAGCGCTATGTCAGGGCTTAAAGAAATAAAACAACCCAATATAGAAAAATTTAAAAAAGAAAATGATACCAAAGCTAGTTATACAATGAAAAAAAGCGATGGGTCTATAGAACATAAGGTAATGGAAAAAATAGGCAAAGAGGCTAGAAGTTCTTTAGCAAAAAAAATATTAAAAGGACAAGATCATGGTAAAGCAGAAATTGAGACGATGAAAGAAATAAAAGAAAAATATGGTTTTAAAAAGGGTGGACTGGTGCAATCAGGTAAACCTAAGCTAGCGAGAAAAGGATGGAAATAATGACTAAAATAAAAAGAAAACATCTAGTAGAAGGAAGTAAACCCGATGTAAGCAAAGAAGTTAAAAGCGCTATGTCAGGGCTTAAAGAAATAAAACAACCCAATATAGAAAAATTTAAAAAAGAAAATGATACCAAAGCTAGTTATACAATGAAAAAAAGCGATGGGTCTATAGAACATAAGGTAATGGAAAAAATAGGCAAAGAGGCTAGAAGTTCTTTAGCAAAAAAAATATTAAAAGGACAAGATCATGGTAAAGCAGAAATTGAGACGATGAAAGAAATAAAAGAAAAATATGGTTTTAAAAAGGGTGGACTGGTGCAATCAGGTAAACCTAAGCTAGCGAGAAAAGGATGGAAATAATGACTAAACTTTTAAACATAGTAAAATCTTTTTTTTGTAAAATATTTTCTATAAAACAATGTAAGTGTAAAAAATAATGATCAAAAAAACTAAAAGTACAGAAAAGAAAAAAACACATAAAATGCCAAATGGTAAAATAATGAAGGGTGCTAAGCATAAAAAATAATGGCTACAGCAGCTTGGACTAGAAAGGAAGGAAAATCACAATCAGGGGGTTTGAATAAAAAAGGAGTTGCTTCTTATAGAGCAGCTAATCCTGGTTCCAAATTAAAAACTGCGGTGACTACCAAGCCTTCTAAATTAAAAAAAGGTTCTAAATCTGCAAATAGACGTAAGTCTTTTTGTGCTAGAATGAGTGGTATGAAGTCAAAACTCACCTCTGCAAAAACGGCAAGAGACCCGGATAGCAGAATTAATAAGTCTCTAAGAAAGTGGAACTGCTAAATGAAGCAACAACCAGACGACATTATCGTCATACAAAAAATACAAAAAGTACTCAATACCAGCTATCAAAACATTGGAGATGTAATGATCTCAGGAGGTGTTGACAATATGGACAAATACAAGTACTTATTAGGACAGGCGCATGCCTACCAATATATAATTCAGGAAATCTCTAACCTGCTAGATAATAAGGAGCACAATAACTATGACGACGGAAACGTTATCAACCTCGGAAAAGGAAGTACCAAAGACTAAGTTTGCTTTGGAAGAAAAGTACGAAAAAGAAAATAAAGCTATAGCAGAAAAAGTAAATAAAGAAGCTGACGCTCAAGATAAGATAAAAGAAAAATCCACTTCAAAATTACCCACCCCTACCGGTTGGAGAATGTTAGTTTTGCCTTTTAAAGCAACTTCTAAAACTAAAGGTGGACTTTATTTATCTGAACAATCTATAGAACGATCACAAGTTGCGTCTACTTGTGGATTAATTTTAGCTATGGGACCTCATTGTTATGACAAGGGAAAATTTCCCGAAGGACCATGGTGTAAAAAAGGAGATTGGGTTATTTTTGCAAGATATGCAGGAAGCCGAATCTTAATAGACGGCGGGGAAGTACGTTTGCTTAATGACGATGAAGTCTTAGCAACGGTGGAAGATCCCGAAGATATCTTTCATTCATTTTAACAACAACATAGGAGAATACTATGCCAGACAAAGAAGAACATATGGTGGATATAGATACTTCGTCACCTGATCAAGAAGTTGAGATCACGTCCGAAGATACATCTACAGAAGAAACAGAAATACCTGTTTCGGAAGACACTAGCGCCTCGACTCTCGATGCGAGCGACGAGAAGCTAGAAGTTAAGACAGAAGAAAAAGAAGAAGTTAAGACAGAAGAAAAGAAAGACGAATTAGAAATTTATTCAAAAGATGTGCAAAGACGAATCGCGAAACTCACTAAAAAATGGAGAGAAGCAGAACGTCAAAAAGACGAAGCTATTAATTATGCAAGAGTTCAAAAGGACACTGCAGATAAATTAGGAAGAAAATATTCTTCGTTAGAAACAAACAGCTTAAAGGATAGAGAAGCTAAATTAGTTGCTGCGATAGAAGGTGCTAAAGCAAGACTTGCACGCGCTAGAGAAGCAGATGATATTAGTTTAGAGGTAGATATCCAAAGAGAGATTTCTCGTTTAGGTTATGAAGAAAGTAGATTATTAGAACAAAAATCAGCTAGGGAAGAATTATCCGAAGGAACTACTATTCCTACGATGGATAATGTTAATATTCCTAGACAGCCTGTATCTAATACTTCTGGACCAGATCCTAAAGCGGAACATTGGGGATCAAAAAATCGTTGGTTTGGGACAGATAAGCCCATGACTTACACGGCTTTTGATCTACATGAGACTTTAACAAATGAGGAAGGTTATGATCCATCTTCGGATGAATATTACTCTGAGCTCGATAAGAGAATAAGAGTTGCATTTCCTACCAAATTTGCTAATACTACAAGTACGGAATCGACCAAGCCGACACAAGTAGTAGCCTCAGCAAGGCGAAGTGTTAAAACCGGTCGCAAAAAAACTGTGACGCTCACATCCTCACAGGTAGCAATTGCTAGAAAATTAGGTGTGCCACTAGAAGAATATGCGAAACAATTAAACATCACGGAAGGAGTATAGGCATATGGAACAAGATAAAAAAACGACAACTTCACGTGCGAGTCAAACTAGAGATAAAACATCTCGACCAAAGGTTTGGTCTCCACCATCAGCTTTAGATGCACCCCCTGCGCCAACAGGATTCAAACATCGTTGGATTAGAGCAGAGTCAATGGGTTTTCAGGATACGAAAAACGTAGCCGGTCGATTACGATCTGGTTATGAATTAGTTCGTTCTGATGAATATCCAGACTTTGATTTTCCAGCAGTTGAAGACGGCAAATACAAGGGAGTGATCGGAGTAGGCGGCCTATTGCTGGCTAGGATACCGGAAGAGCTCGCGCAACAGTACACTGATTATTATGCTAAACAAGGCAAAGATCAGGATGATGCAGTGAATAACGATCTCATGAAGGAACAGCATTCAGCTATGCCGATCAATAGTGATCGACAGAGTCGTGTAACCTTCGGTGGTTCAAAGAAAAGTTAATTTTTTAACAATTCAAGACCAACGAATTAAATAAACTTAACCCGTAATTGGTTCATAAGAACTAATTACAAAGGAGAAAAACAATATGGCAAACAAAGATAGTGCTTTCGGATTGAGAGCAATTGGAAAAGTTGGTCAGAATAGTGATAACCAAGGTTTAAGTGAGTATAGTATTGCAGCAAGTGCAACAGCTATCTACCAAGGAGATCCAGTTAAAGGAATTAACACTGGAACTGTTGGTGTGGCTGCAGCAGGAGATGTATTACTAGGATCACTTAATGGTATCTTCTATACTGATTCATCTACCGATAAACCCACATGGGCAAATCACTTAGCCGCTGCTAATGCAGCTGCTGATATCGTAGGATTCGTTTCTGACGATCCTTACGAAAGATTTGAAATACAATCAAACAATGCAGGTGCATCTGCTCAAACAGATGTATTCAACGATGCGGACATCGTCTACTTAGCGGGTGCTTCACCTAACTTTTTGTCTAAAGTAGAATTAGATGACTCTTCTTTAAGTGCAACTGATGGTCAATTAAAGATCATAGGTGTTTCTAAAGATCCGACAAACAATGAAATTGGCGCAGCTAATGTTAATTGGGTTGTCACAATCAATGAACACTTGTTAAAACAAGTAACGGGAATATAATCATATGGCTATATCACGATCACAACTAGTTAAAGAACTAGAGCCAGGTTTGAACGCCCTGTTCGGCTTGGAGTACAAACAATACGAAAACCAACATGCGGAAATCTACGCAACTGAAACTTCAGACAGAGCGTTTGAAGAAGAAGTTATGTTATCAGGTTTCGCTAATGCGCAAGTTAAACCGGAAGGTTCAGCAGTTACTTTTGACAATGCTCAAGAGACTTATTCTGCTAGATACACTATGGAAACTATTGCTTTGGCATTTTCAATCACAGAAGAAGCGATTGAAGATAACTTGTATGACAGACTAGCGTCTAGATACACTAAAGCGTTGGCTAGAAGTATGGCAAACACTAAACAAGTTAAAGCTGTTAATCCTTTGATTAATGGACTACCAAGTGGTTCATATAATTCAGGAGACGGTGTAACTTTGTTTAACACTGAACATCCAACTATTGCTGGTGTTGTTTCTAACACATTAGCAACTGCAGCGGATCTTAACGAAACTTCATTGGAGCAGTCTTTAATTGATATTGCTGCAATGACAGACGAAAGAGGTCTTAAAATTGCGGCTAAAGGAGTAAAAATGATTATTCCTTCTGAGCTTCAATTTACTGCTGAAAGACTTATGAAGTCTGCAAACAGAGTTGGAACAGCTGACAATGATATTAACGCAATCCGATCTATGGGAATGGTTCCTAAAGGTTATGTAGTGAATAACTACCTAACAGATCCAAATGCGTTTTACATCACTACAGATGTGCCAAACGGAATGAAATACTTTGTGAGATCACCAATCAATACTAAAATGGAAGGTGATTTCCAAACTGGTAACGTTCAATATAGAGCGAGAGAGAGATACACTTTTGGAGTTTCTGACTTCAGAGGTATTTTTGCTTCACCAGGTGCTTAATAAGTAGTTCTTATTAAACATTTTTTATTTGAGATGGCCCCTTTACGGGGCCATTTCTTTTTGATAGAAAGGACGAACCATGATGAAGAAATTTCGAGTACAGATAAAAGCCTACCAACACAAAGCAGATTTTGATATTGAAGCCTTAGATACGGCAGTCGGTATTGAACATGCTATCCTTGACAAAATAGGAAAAAAAGATATATCTTTCGTTGAAGACAGACATTTACAAAAAAATGTTCGTTATATAACCTACGAGGAGATTGTTAATGGAATACAATCACATCAAGGATCTTTACCACAAGAAAAGATCGCTTGAATTAAAGTGGGAGCAGGATCATGTTAAAGAAGGTATTTATACCTTAAACATGGTTAGGATTGACGAAGAAATTCGCAATACTATCAGCCATATTAAACAGGCTGAAGCAAAAGAGATGTTACACCAAGTTAAGGTAGATTCTCTTGCTCCTGAGTTTTCTATAGCTGGTTAAGTAAACCACGCTATTTATCGCTGTAATACATATTTTCCCTATAAGGACTTCTTGCTCTTTTCTATAAATTAGTCTATAAAATACCTACTATACATAAACAATATTGGGAACCGACGCGTATAGTCGACAGCCTAGAGACGGCTTCCCATTAACTAGGAGAATATAATCATGGCAACAACTCTATTTAGAGGACCCGTACTTCAGGGTAAAATTAATGAAGCAGGCTTGACTGGATTTAATATTGAATCAAAGTCAGCATCTTACACTGTAGTAAATGGTGATTCAGGAAAAACACTTACATCAAAAACTGATGGTGTTGTTTTTACTTTACCTGCAATCTCGATTGGCAGAGTAGTTACATTTGTAAATACTGCAACAGATGGTACTAACACTTTTACAATTAGTCCTGCCGCAGCAGATGGTATTTTGTATGCTGGATCTTTAACAGACGATAAAGATCTTATTAATACACAAGCTACATCAAAAGTTGGTGACTTTGTTACTCTTGCATCTGAAAACTCAACTGCATTTTGGACAGTAGTAGACGCTCAAGGTGTTTGGGCAAAAGAAGCATAATAAATAATTAAGGGAGCCCTTCGGGGCTCTTTGAACAAGGAGAATAAAATGGGTTTTAAAGGCGATATACAAGCAACTAGATCAGCTGCCGCAGCAGGTGCAACAGCAATCATAGATCCACCTATTAGGTTGAAAGCAATTTCGGTTGCATCAGACGGGGTAGGGGCAGGTGTTTTAGAATTAACTACTACATCTAATTCAGGTACTACATTACTATATGTAGATGTTCCTAATGGAGATGTGCTTACTTTAAATTTTCCTGAAGATGGAATTGTTTTTCCAAAAGGGATTTATTGTAAAACTAAAACTAATGTAACTGCTTACACATTATTTACTGATAAGTATTCAGGTTCAGGTTTAACAGCAGGGTAGGAGTCTAAATGGCTAACACTACTTCCGGAACATTTACGTTTGA